TAATCCTATTTTTATTGATTTAGTATAACTTTTATATCCTAGATATTCCACTATGTCACCATCTCTGCCATCTATTTCAGTAATTGATGTTTTAATTTTAGGTTTAGAAATGGGTGGTAATTCACAAATCAATAAACCTTGAATATTATCACTACAAATATTTTTCCATTTTATGTAATTCATGAATAAATCACCCTTTCTACATCACTAACAATTAACTCACCTATTTTATCGCCATCTACCTTAAATGCCATTCCATCTAGTGCATCTTTAAATGCATCAATTAAATTAGAATAGTATGAATCACTGCCATTATGACTTAAATCAGATAAATTATTATTTAAATTTAAGTTAGTACCCAAATCCAAATCAGTCGGTAATGCACCTTGAATAGATTTATTAACATCATCCATTTCTTCTTCAAATCCAACACCAATTCCTTTTGCTAAATTTGAACCAATTTCATCTCTAAATACAGTTGATGGGCTATGTATTCCAAAAATACTTTTAATTCCACTCAATATTGATGAACCAAAACCTTTAATTTTATCTAAAACCCAATCTTTTGCATTATTAATACCATTCCATAACCCTTGAACAAGATTCTTTCCAACATCTGCCATTCCTGAAATACCACTTACTATTCCATCTTTAACTTTTCCTAATAATTCCTTTCCTATATCAAGCATATTTGAAAAATAATTAGAAATACCAGAAACAAGTGATGTAATTATTTGTGGAATTTTTGAAATTAATTGTGGTATTGCTTTAATTAATCCCTCTGCTAATTTGACTGTTAGTGTTATACCCATTTCAATTAATTTTGGTAAATTATTTGTAATAGCAGTTATTAATTTATCAATAATTATAGGGATTTTATCAATTAAGTCAGGTAAAGCATTTATTAACCCCTCTGCTAAACCTAAAATTAATTCAATACCTGCATCAATTATCAAGTCAATGTTGTCTAATAGAGTATCTACCATTGTCAATACTGCATCTATCATTTGTGGTATTAATGTAGGTAAAGATTGACCTATACCTTGAACTAATGAAACAATAATTTGAACACCTGCTTGTAATAGTTGAGGTAATAATGATACTATAGTTGAAATTAATGTATTAATTACTTGTGTTATTATTGGCATTAAACTAGGAATTGAACTAACTATCCCATTCATTAATTGAGTTAATATTTCTGCACCTTTTGATAAGAATTCAGGCATTTTTGCAGTAATATTTTCTAAACCTAATTGAATTGCATCAACTATTTGTTGCATACCCTCTTCAATACTTACATCTCCTGATATCATTCCAGTTAATGCATTAGATACTTCTTGAATTTGTGGTAAAAAGTCTGCAATTAATCCGTTCTTCATATCAGAATACAATGAACCAACACTTTTTTTCATATCATCAATATATGAAGTCACCAATTGTACTTTACCAGCATTAGTCATTGCCAATGCTTCATTCATTCCACCTACTGATGCACCAACAACATCCATTATTACCTGTGCTCTCTCGGCTTCTGTTCCAGTTTCCATTATTTTTTCTTGAACTTCATCAAAACCATAACCTAATCGCGTTAATCCTGAATAATCACCATTTGCCAATGCTTTACCTAGTGTTGTTGCTATCCCTGTACATTGTTCCATAGAAGCATTTACACCATATTGTTGTGCAGTCATGTCTAGCATAGTATCTGTTAATGTTTCTAATGTGTCTATTTGTTCAACATAAGTTCCTAACTCTTGTGCACCACTTAATATTGCTTCTTGAGATATTACACCTGCTTTTTCTTTTTCTGCAGTTAAATCAATGTATGCTTGAATTTGTTCTTCTGTTGCATCTGTTGTATTATTTAGAACGGTCTGAACCTTTTTTTCTTGCTCCTGCAATTCATTAGACATTGTTGCCCATTCGCTAAAAGAACTTGCACAACTTTTAATTGCACTGCCCAAAGATTTTAAACCCCCAACAATAGCATCACTAATTAGATTTGCTTTGATTATATCTCCTAATTTTAATGAACTATCACTTGATTTGTCTGCAGATTCGCTAATTTCTTCAATTGCCTCTGCATCCTCTTTTACAGAACTCTGCAATTTGTCTGCAGTATCTATTAATTTTGATTTAATAACATTACCTAATTTTTCAGGATGTTGAACAGTATCTGCAACTTGTGTTGCAAAATCTTTTACTTTTTCCTTTGAATTAGTAATATTAGTTTTTAAATCATTAACTCTAACAGATAAATCATCTTTAAGAGTTTGACCTAAATTTGATGCACCTGCCATTGTTTTTAGTAATTCTGCAGTAAAGTCTTTAACACTATTTATAGAAGTTTTGTTTTGACTATCATATTCTTGATTATTTTTTCTTGCTTGTTCAAGATTTTTAGAATTTTCCTCAAGATTTATATTCATTTTATCTAATTCTATATGTGCTAAATTGATTTTTTCTTTCAATGTGCTTACTTGACTACTATCTTCACCATATTTTTTTACATTATCATCTAACATTCCATTTAATGTAATTATTTTAGATGCTTGTAGTTCAACTTCTTTGCTTAAAATTCTATCTTTTTCTGTCAATGCATTTATATCATTACCATTTTTAGAATAAACACCTGAAACTGCTGTCATTTGTTGTGACATTAATTTTAAATCTGATGTTATATTTTTTAATGCATTCCTATATTCATTCTCACCAGTTAATTTTACTGAACCACCAAAAGAATTTGCCATACATATCACCTCTTTCTATAACCATTCATCATCTTCTGCTTGTTTTTTTTCAATATCTTCAAAAGTTATTTTTTTAATATCTAAATCACGATAAAATTTATAATAATTCCATAATTGATTGAATTTTTTTAATGTCATTCTGAATACTTCTTTTTCTGAAAAACCTAATTTACATTTACCTATAAATAAAAACCACGAGAAATCTATTGGTTTATCTTCTTCCTCGCGGATTACTCGTTTTTTGAGTTATTATCACTTGTGGATTCTACTACTGTTTCATTTAATTTAACTGCAGTTTCTTTTAATCCCATTGAAGTGATTAATCTTCCAACTTGCTTATCAGTTAAAAATGGTTTTGGTTGTTCTAATAATTCATTATCAATATCAATTGCTTCATTTAGCATTGATTTTATTCCAAATATTAAGGCTTTAATATTCGGTTCTTCCTTACTATCAACTAAATTTCCCCAATTAGTAAATGTTCCATATTCATTTTGAATTTCTTGCATTACATTTAAATTAAATATTGCTTTATATTCCACTCCATTTGCAATAAAATAAGTTTCTTTTTCTTTCATATTTTTCCCTCTTTCTATAATTAAAAAAAGGGTAAAGACTAGATATTTTCTTCTAGTTCTTTACCCTTGTTTCTATCAGATTTTTTCACTGTTTCTTCACAAAGATTAACATATTTTTTTATTTCTTCATATCTTTCTTTAGATATTTCAATAATTTGGTTAAGCTTGTAATATTCATTAGTATTCTTATCATTAAATCTCTTAATAACTCTTACTTTCATTATGCTGATGCAGTTAATAGTTTATCTAAATATTCTTTTGCATCTTCATAAGATGTGAAAGTTTTAGATTTAGACCAATCACCATTGTCTTTTTTCATTACAGTTCCCTCAATTGAAACAGTAGTGAATTCAACTGACTCTCCTTTAGTAGTTTCATCAGGCATTGTATCTTTAAATTTTACTTTTGATAAGAATTCTACTTTGTATTTATAAGTTCCACCAACTATTTTTGTTAAGATTCTTCCTAATGCAATATAAGGTGCACTATCTGTATCTTTACGAACAATTTCACCATCTTCACTCATCTTATGACCTAATAATGGTGCTAAAGTAGTATCATCATCATCATCAACAGTAATAGTAATAGTTCCTTTGTTGAAAGTGTAATCGCTTTCTGCTAAACCATCATCTGCATATAATTCTGCACTATTTAGTTCAAGAGAAACTTTGCAATCAATTGCCTTTCCTAAACTTTGTGGTTCTATTACATCATCATTTTCATCTAATAATGAATATCTAAAATTTTTTAAGCCTATTCTTGCCATAATTTCTAAATCCTCCTTAATTTTTCAAATGACATCACAAAATGATGATATTTTGTATCTGTTTCATACAAATCACCATCATCACCTGTCCAATCATAATTATTATTTTTTAATATTCTTTTGATTTCTTTTACAATATTTAAATAATTGCCTTTAGTATATACATTAAATTCTATTGAATTTCTACTATACTCATTTTCATCATCACAATTAAATATTGGTTCACTACTTGTATTATAATAAACTATATAATCTTCATCTGAACCAATATATTCCATAAATGAAATTGGTATTTCTTTTTCATCAACTACTATTTTTCCTTGAAATATTGATTCTATATCTTCATTCATATTAACCTCCTAATTTTTTGGTAAATATTTATCTTGAACATCCATCATTGCAGTTGTAATTTCTGATTTATTAAATGATTTACTTAAAAATTTCTTCACAGGAAAATTATTTTTTGATGAGCCATGTTCAAAAACATTACATACTAATGGTGCTGGTGTTTTTTTACCCTTTTTATTTGTAAAATATCCATAAAAAGCAACTTTAGTATTTATACCATCATCACTTGGAGTTTTATAAATTTTAGTGATTTTTAAACAATTCATAATATCAGAAGTTAAAAAAGATTTTGGTACATTAGATTTTATATTATTAAAAACAACTTTTGCACCTGCAGAAGTCATTTCACCTAACATTTTTTCACTATTATCTGATAATGATTTTATTTGATTTATTAAATCACTAGGTAATTCCATATTAAATTTAGCCATTATTTCTTAATCAATTTTGCTTGAATTTCTAATTCAATATTTTTTTCATCAACATTATTGAGATATTCAATTGAATATTCTTTAGAATTAAACTTTATTAACATATCCCTAGTGATAGTAACATTTGCAGGATATCTAATTGTAAAATTAGTGTATGCTTTTTCAAAATCAGAATTATTTTGGATTAATGCATAACCTTTTGTTGTTTTTACACAAGCATAAGGTTTCAATACAGAAGTTTTTAAAGGCTTTTGAAAGCCATCTTTATCCTTTGTATTAATAACACTATAAATTTCAATTAATTTATCATATTTACCTGCATTTTTAACAATATTACTCATAATAAATTCCTTGAGTGCATATCTAATATAGATTGTACAACTTTATTAACTTTATCATTATCTACATAATAAGACCTTGTATCATACATATC